GATATAGAATGACTAAATACATTGTATATGAATTGTGAATGACTAAATTAATTAACTAATTTGAACTAAATAAATTTAAGCTGTTAATACTACATAATATGTAATAATAACAGCTTAAATGTTAATGATAAATATGATTTATTTTTTATTTTATTTTTTTTTTGTCTTGTGGTTGTCACAATCACAGCAGCGTCTACATTTATTGAATGAACATGTTGCTGAATAGAAATTGCCACATGTGCAACGTGAATCTTTTATATATTCTTTACATATATCTACGATTGTGTTTATAAATTCAGGTTGTTCACATACATAATAATCAAGATACAACCGTTTTTTTTTAAGGTGATCATCTATAATATGTTTACAATATGTTTTGTTCAACTTGATACATTGTTTAACTAGTTCAGAATCAATTATCTTGTATAAATAAGATCTACATTTATGATGAAGAAATTCTTTGTAAAGTTGAGAAGAATCAAATTCGTTATTATAAATATATTGATGAGTAATGTATAACTCCATACATTCAGGATTAAAATTATTAGATTTTATAAGTGTTGTTATTTCTTTCTTTTTTGTATTTTGTAAAATTTGTTTATCATATATGGATTGTATTGTAGATTGAATATCAGCTTCTACTAGATTAGAGTCTATAAATTTTTTGAAATGAACATTTAAAGTTTGTATGTTGTGTGATTGTAAATCAATAGTGATAATATTTTTAATATAGTTAGAAAATACTATATATTTTTGAATGTACATTTCTATTAATTTAATATTTTTTCCATTGTTTTTGTATCCTTTTATACTTTCTTCTATAAAATCATGATTTAATAAATGATGTTTACAAATGTAATCAGGATATTTATTTAACAATTTAGAAATTTTTTCTGTACGTAATTTTATATCAGTTGTTATTTTTAATGTTTTATCTTTTTTAGATTTTAATCTTGTTTCATAAACATCTTTAACTTTGTATTTTATGTCTGCTTCCAAGTAGTACTTGCAATATTTCTTATAAACGTTCATTTTTATATGATACTTTAAATCTTGTATTTCATTTTCTTTTATAAGATACTGTTCTTTTGCTTGTGTATGTGAAATATGTGGAAACTTGTCGAAATGACAGCGATTACAAATATGATTACATATTAAATCACAATGGCCTACTGTATAATTATAACAAGAAATACAAAGTTCATTTTCATTACAATAAATCCATTTTAATATATCCAATTTTTTAATATACAGTGATTCTGGAATTTTTAATGAACAATAATTGTACTTGTATATTTTATTTATTGTATAATCATCACAGAGTATATTATAAAAATGTTTGATATTTAATAATGTTTTTATAGTATTAATATCACTATACAAAATAATTTTTATTGTTATTTCTGTTGGTAGGTGATTCATATTAATGTAAAATAAGTAAAAAAATTTCAATATTTACTATTAATTAAATATGTTATTTGTTTAAAATTAACAATTATATTATTGTTAATATTAATAGTGTGTTGGTAAAATTGTTATGACTAGTAAAAGTAATAAAATTAAAAATGATGATAGTAAATCGGAGATTATGGAAATAAAACAAGTTTCCGATGTTCGCAAATCAAATTCGAGTTCATCAAAATCTTCTAAGAAGGAAAGATCCCCTCCAATAGAAATTGATTCAGATGATATTGATGTATCACAAATGGAACTAATAGCAAACAAGAAAAAGTTAAATAAAAAGCCAACAGATGTGGAGATAGACATTGTAAAAATGAGCGATACAAAAAAGGAAGATAGTGACAGTTCAAAATCAGAACGTAAAAAAAGTAGTAAACATAAAAGTAAATCCAAATCATCATCGAGTTCTTCTAAATCAACAAAGGTTGAAAGTGATGAAGCTAGGCGTAGAAAAATATCAAAGGAAAACAATAACGAATATATTAGAAAAGAAAAAAGCGAATACCTTTATAAATTTAATAAGATCCATCTAAAAGAAAAATGGACCAGTTTAAAGTTGGATATGAATTGTTCTTTGGAAGAAATTAAAAATGAGTTTGATAGAGTAACTAATGCAATAAAAGTAGATAGATCTGTTAAATTCTTTAAGAAAATGTTACTACTTGGTGTACAGGGTGTTGAAATGTTAAATACTAAATTTGATCCTATAGGTGTTGATTTAGATGGTTGGAGTGAAGCTATGTCTTATAATATGGATAATCAAGATTATGATGAAGTGATGGGTGAATTATATGAAAAGTATAAATCAACAGGCAACATGTCACCTGAATTAAAATTAATATTCATGATTATCAGTTCAGCTGCATTCTTTACCATTTCAAAGAAAATAACAAAAATGGATTCGCCTAATGGTGTCATGGGCTTTTTAGGAAACTTTATGGGTGGTGCAAAACAACAGACCCCTCCTCAACAAGCCGCGATGCCTTTTATACCAACCAATGGTATTCCCGGTATGCCAATGATGCCACCTTTTGCACAACAACAAAGTAACGTACGTAACAATTATCAATCAGAGGTGTCTATTGATGACAATACCCCTAGTAAATTAAATAGACCGGAGAAATTACAAGATACCATTTCATTAAATAATATTTTAGAGACTATGAATAAGAGACAAAAGGAAAAGGAGTTCCAAAACAATACTGTAGATAATTTATCGGATGAAATATTAAAGAGTATTCCTTCAATATCTTCTAGAAAACGTGGTAGAACTCAAAAGAAACGTGTGATGTAATTTTTTAATTAATTGTTTTATTTATTGTTAATTAATTTATTGATAAATAGAAATATAAACTATGAGTTACAGTTATATAAAAACTGTTTTTCCAAAATTTGAGAATACGACTGTAATAGATTCAACAAAAATATTTAATAGTCCTACTACTACTGTTACTCCATTAAAGGTTATTGGTATGAATACGGAAACATCTACAAACAGTGAAATTAACGGATCACACAAGGACATCTTTTATTTGACACAAGAGGATCTACCAACATCACAGAAGGACAATTTACATTACTATAATATTCCTGACGATAAGAATATGATTATTGAAAATTTTACGTCACAACCAATAAAAGATAATTTACATTACTACAATATTCCTGTTGATAAAAATATGATGAATATTGAAAATTTTACTTCACAACCGGCGAGAGATAATTTACATTACTACAATATTCCTGTTGATAAAAATATGATGAATATTGAAAATTTTACACCACCAGTTACAGAAACACCACATGTAGTTGAGTCAAAATCTAATTGTGATAAAATGAATGATCATATTAAAGATTGTGCAGTGTGTAAGGAGATGTTGTATAAAAATTTTAATATGGAAAACAAACCGGATTTTAATCAAGAAATATTTGAATTGATAAGTTATTGTATCTTTGCTGTTTTTGTTTTATTTTTGCTTGATAAAATAAGTCATAGGAAATAATAATGTAACATGTCATATTAATATAAAGTTTATTTTTATATTAATTTGCGTTCTTTTATGATAAATTTAAGCTTATATTAAATCAAATAAACATGGATATAGATCCAAACGATTTGTTAAGTACAAATGTATTTATAAACGAACCTATTTTAGAAGAGGTCATTTCTGATGAAATTAACGATGAATTCAAGAAGTTCTATGTTTCTCAACAGGAAAAAAATGATCAAGACGTTGTTGCATCAAAGTTGAATAATAGAAAAACAGGTGTAAATGAGAGTGATATTAAAAAGGATACTATTGAAAAACCTGTAAATTTCACGAGATATAAAAAGGACATTAAAACATTAGTGAGTATTGATTCAAGAGATCGTGATAAGGTTACTTATCCTTTAGCTAGTAAGTTTAGTATTTTTTTAGGAAAGACTTTTTATAATGTAAGGGAAGTTCGTTTAGTGAGTGTTGAGTTTCCTAATACGAACGCAGTTATTAATACTAGCAATAATTTAGTATATTGGATAAATAAAGAAGATATACAATTAGATGTTATTGATAATATTACAAAAACATATCCTGTTTACAAAGCTGCATTGCGTGTGGGGAGTTATGTGGTTAATTCTTTACAAACAGAGTTAACTAAAGAATTGGGATTAATTAAACGTTCAAATCCATCAAAACCATTTTACCATTATTTTGTGGTGACATTGGATTATGATACTGATGTTGTGACTTTTATTTCATTAATACTTTCACAATTAAAGGTGAATCCTTTATCAACTATTGTGAATACTGGTATTATAACTGCAAATGCACCAAATCATGGTTTTTCAACAGGTGATAGTGTGTATATATTAGGTGCTACTACATTGGCTGGTATTCCAGGTACGACATTGAATGGTTTTCATACAATTACTGTTATTAGTAGTAGTATCTTTCAATTTGAGGTGAACATTAATGCAAGTGATTCATTAACTGGAGGAGGTAATACAGTACAAACTGGAACATCTGCACCATTTCAGTTTTTATTTGGTGAATATCCAAACACAGTTGCTCAAAATATAGGTTATCCTTTGGAAGATAGTTCTGCATTAATAACTACCAATATTTCATCAATTACTAATTTTTATCAAGTTGAAATAACAACTATAGGTGCGTCGTTCGTAACAAATTTTGATTATATTGGACATCAAGTAACTTTAGTAAATACTGGTGCTACCTTAAACAATAATGGTTCGAGTGGTAATACTATTAATGGTGTTCATAATATTTCAAATGTAATTGATAGTAACACTATCTTAGTAAGTTTAAGTGCAAGTATATACAGTACTATTTATGTAACTCAAACTGAAAATAATAATGGCACAGGTGATGTTGTAAGTGCAACATCAGGATATGTGGTAGGATATGTTGTATCACAAACTGGAAATAATATAGTATTACCAAGTATTTTGAATAAATCAGATAATTATTATAAAGGGTGGTGGATAAAAGTGACCTCAGGAGATGCCATAAATAATGTTCGTCAAATTGTAGGATATACATCATCAACAAATACTATAGTTGTCAACAGTTCTTTTACTGTTAATTTAGCAACAAATGATACATGTTATTTATATAGTGCACCCACAATCGTTTTTAATTCAACTGTATACAATATAACATCCATTAAAAACTATAATACAAATTGTGTTTTGTTTACTTTTTTCACACCTCATCATTACAGTTATACTGATATTGGAAATAATGTTACTTTTTACAATACAACAAGCAATCCGGTTTTTGATGGAACTAGAACTATTTTGGGAATTCCTAATGCTAATTCCATTTATACAGCTGGATATATTTTAACAGGTGGCGAAGTAACTACTACAACACCTGGTAGTATTGGATATATTCCATCTTATAATTTATTAACCACCAAAACATTAAATATTGCAAATGTTGAAATTGGAAGTTTAACTTACATTACAACTACAACACAACATGGTTTGAGTATTGGAGATAGCATTACCATTAATAATTTAAAAATAACACCTAGTTTATCTGGTGGCATTTACACTGTATATTCAATTCCTGATACTTATACATTTACAATTAATTTTAATTCAACTAATATTGACGTTAATAGTATTTCAACTTCTTATATAGGTACAGATTTAATAACATTAAGGATTCCTCAACATGGTTTTAATACTATAATTTTAGTTACAAACGGTCCAGCTGCAAATACAGTAGTTATTACTACACAGTTGCCTCATAATTTTACCAGTGGAAATTTAGTGCGCATAATGCAAACAGGTATCAGTTACATTGATAACAGTTCTTATACTATAACAGTATTAACATCTGATACATTTAAAATATCAGTAACATTACCTCTTGGATATATTGTTAATAGTACAACAGGTATATTAGGAATGTCAAATTCATTCCGATTATATGGATGTCCTATTATTGGCGGTATTGCTCCCAAGTTTTTAAACAATGTACGCTTTACAATAAATAAAATAATTGATGCTAATACTTTTAATTTTCATTTATACAATGCATTTGCTACATCTACTCAAACAGGCGGAGACAATATTTATATAAGTAGTTTTATTCATGGTTTTACTGGAACACAAACAAACACAAAGAATGATGTATTAAATAGATCTATTAATTTAGAAGGTGAAAATTATTCATTTTTGTGTTGTCCTCAATTATCATCAATGTTGAATACAGGTAGTGTTAAAAACATTTTTGCACGTATCACATTAGACCAAGCTCCAGGTACAATGGTTTTTAATTTCCTAAGTAATCCCAAAACATTTGAAACAATTCCTTTAGATAAACTTGACAATTTGGATTTATCAATGTTAAATTATGATGGTACTAATTATATCTTTAATGATTTAGATTATTCATTTACACTTGAAATAACAGAAGTTGTCGATATGAGTGATAACTTTAATATTAGCTCAAAACGCGGCATCATCGATACAAAAAAACAATACTAAAGCAAAGTAACGAAGTAACGGAACGTTGTGGACAAAATGAACGAACGAATGCAGTAACGGATCATTACTTTGTTGTTAATTAATAAAATTAAATTGATTTAAAATCAAGGGTTAATT